TTAAGTCAATAAACACAAGTGTTAAGCTATTAGACAGTTTTTTTTTTAGTTCCCAAAAACGCCTAATCTTTGCAACCACTAGAAGACCTAACACATACATTTTACACATGCCTAAACCTTTTGTATTTAACGATGAAAACCAAGCCAATAGTTATGGATTCAGAATCCTAACTGCAGGTATTAGTTTGAAGCGCTTCAAGAACAACCCAGTAATGCTAGATCAGCACTATAATTCTACAAGTGCCGTATTAGGACTTTGGGAAAACATGACGGTTGATAAATCGCTTTTGCTTGGTGAGCCTGTTTTTGATGTAGAAGACGAAGCCGCCTTAAAAATATCAGGCAAGGTAGAGCGCAATATTATCAAGTCCTGTTCTATGGGAATCACGTTCAAGCGTGAAGACTTAAAGATCATAGGCGAGGAAATGATAATGACAAAATGTGAGTTGTACGAATGCTCCATTGTTGCTGTGCCCTCAAATGCCAATTCTATACGCTTGTATGCAGCCGAAAGTGGTGAGCTATTAAATGATGAGGATGTGAAACAATTGTGTTTGTCTTTGCAATCAGAAGAAACTAAAGAACTTGAATTAAACCCTAATAACGATATGAAAAAGATCACATTAACACTTGCTGTGCTTACAGCATTAAGTTTTGATAAAGCAACACCCGAGGTGGATGTTGAAGCGGTAGAAGCTGCCGTGTTGAAATTATCAAATGACAACGACCTAATGAAAGCGCAATTATTGGCTTTCGAGACTGAAAAAGAAAACGCTCAGGAGTTAGCCATTGAGACAATGGTTTCTCTTGCTGTTACTGCAGGAAAGATTCCAGCTACTAAGAAAGCGGATTTTGTGGCATTGGCTGTAGCCAATTTCGAACTAGCAAAAAGCACGCTAGAAGCTATCCCGGCAAAGCAAACTTTAGGAGCTGCGATAGTTCCAAATGTTCCTGGTGCGGTTGCGACCAAAGAGGACTTTCAGAAGTTAAGCTCAGAAGCGCAATTGGAGTTTAAAACCAACAATGCTGAGGAGTTCAAAAAATTGTTTAACGTAAAATAATACCATAGATGCCAGTAAATTTTGCAGAAGTATGGTTGGACAGAGTTATTAATAACCTGACAACCGCAGATCAAGCCCCGTTTTTAGACGGAATTGCAGAGATGGATGTTGACGTTTCCCAAATGGGAGAGGGCACCATCACAGAAAGCAATGTAATCAATGTGCCTACGAGTGAATTTGCTCCAGACATCTTGATTAACAACTCGACTTATCCAATCGCTTTACAAGCGTACACGGATGATGCGGTGATTATCCAATTGGATAAATACCAAACGAAAGTAGTAACACTTTCAGACGATCAAGTTCTAGGAGCTTCCTATGACAAGATTGACAATGCGACTCGTAAAACAGTGCAAAAGTTAACAGCAGAGAAATTTGGTAAAGCAGTTCACGCAATTGCTCCAACTTCTACAGCTGCTAACACTCCAGTAATCGCTGCTACAGGTGGCGCAACTGCTGAGGCTGCTCCGGGTGGAAGATTGAGATTAGTGTATGAGGATTTAGTTTCTTTAAAAGAGGCTTTTGACAAGATTAACGGCTGTCCTGTTGACGGTAGAAGATTGGTTTTGAACTCAGACCACTACAATGATTTGTTGAGAGATCGTAAGAACTTTGGCGATCAGTTAGTGAATTATAGAACGGGCGATGTAGCTCCTATGATTGCAGGTTTTGAGATATTCCAGTACGTGAATATGCCAAGCTATGCTGCGGGAGTGAAAAAAGCATACGGTTCTGTTCACGGTGGAACTGATAAAAAAGGTTCGATTGCTTTCGTTAAGGACAATATCGCTAAGAAAACAGGAAATACTAAACAGTATTTTACTGCTGCTGCTGATAACCCATCGACGCAAACAAACCAGTTAGCTTACCGTCACTACTTTATTGCAGTGCCGTTTCAAGCAAAATGGATTGGAGCAATCCTTTAGTATAAATGAATGGCTCTCATTCGTGAGAGCCATTTTTTAAAAATCAATTGATGTTAGAATCCTTACTGTTACCCGCTATAGCTTCTTTTTTAACAGCGCTAGGAATGAAAGTCCTGGAGTGGAATAAAGACAAAGCAAACACCAAGTCCACCGAGATTGACAACGAAATCAAATCGGCTACTTTTTATCAAAACCTTTTGGATGATATGAGTAAGCGACTGGAGGAGTCGATTGTCGCGATAGAAAAGCGAGACTTACGGATAAAAGAAAGGGATGACAGGATTGAGCATTTGATTGGAGAAATGGAGCTCCTTACTGGCGAACTAAGGAAATACAAACAACTTAACGGTAAAGCATTATGACTCCACTAGCAACAACAACTATAAGCACAGCCATTACTCAACTAGGAGTAAGGGAAATTCCAAAGGGCAGTAACGCGGGTCCAGAGGTTGAGATTTATTTGCGTAGCGTAGGACTTGGTAAAGGCTACGCCTGGTGCATGGCATTTGTCTATTGGGTAGTGAATCAAGCGGCTCTTAAAACAGCAGTTAAAAACCCTTTAAAGAAAACAGCCGGTGTATTAGCCCAGTTTAATGCTAACCCTTCTTTAGTATGTAAGGTACCACAAGCGGGAGACATTTTTATAATGGATTTTGGCAAAGGAATGGGACATACGGGTTTTGTCGAAAAAGTGGTAGGTACTAAGATACACACCATCGAAGGCAATACTAATGACGAAGGAAGCCGCGAAGGCTATGAAGTATGCCGACGCAAACGAGAGATCAAGACAATTAGAGGATTCATACGACTATGAAAAAAATCACACTCATATTTTGTTGTTTGTTCGTTCTCCTCACAATGGTCAACTGCGGAAGCAAACAGCCCATTGTGTTGCAGAATGAAACCATCAAGACAAAGATCGTAACAGTACATGATACGGTTTTTAAAATCGAAAAAGACAGCAGCTCTATCGTGGCATTAATCGAATGCCAGAACGGAAAGCCAGTCCTAAAGAATATTGTCCAGAGCGAAGCAGGTAGAAAATTAAAAATACCAAAGCTTCGTCTCCAGGACAACATACTAAAAGTAGATTGTGAAGCCGAAGCACAACGGTTATTTGCTCAATATAAAAATACATTCGAGAGCGAGAATAAAACGGAGCAATTGCCACCTATAGAAGTGAACAAACTCACCTTCTTGCAGGAGTTACAAATTAATATGTTTTGGGTCTACACCCTAATCACTGTAATCATTGCCGGATGGGTATTTATAAAATCTAAAATTTAACCATTATGAACAGTAAGTATTTCAAGACAAGTGATGGCACGGAGTTCTACACAGAAACCAATGCAATCAATCACGCTAGAACATTAGAAGATAAAACGGTAACACCTCCGGGAGTTGCAATTGAAGAAATTGAAGTCGAAAGCGAAGAAGTTGAAGGAATTGAAGGTGACGCAGCTGCAGAACCAACAAAAGTGAATATCAGTAAATTCAACAAAGCGCAGCTTATTGAGTTTGCAGCAGATAATGATCTAGCAATTGACCCAACGGCTACAAATGCTGTTATCCTTGATGCGATTGAGGCGCAATTAACCGAAAAAAACCAAGCGTAATATGTTACCAGGAATCAATATTGAATTTCAAAACGGTCAGTTAGGTCAAGTAGTTGACCTTCCTGATGGCACGGCGGGACTGCTTGCGAGCGCAACCGCTGTAGGAACTACGTTCTTACTTAACACGCCCTACCAAATTAAAAGCATGACTGATGTAGCGACTTTGGGGATTATCCCAGACGTTGATAATCATGTTTTGTACAAAACTTTGAAAGAGTTTTATGCTGAGGCTGGCGAAGGTACAGAGTTGTGGTTGATGGGCTTTGCCAAAACGACCAAAGTAAGTGACTGGTTCACTCTTGATGTAGTGACAGGAAAAGCACCAGTTGAAAAATTGCTTGATAGTGCAAACGGTAAATTGCGTTTCCTATTTACTGCTTTCTCTCCTTCAGGAGCGTATGTGGTAACTCCAGCAGGAGCGATTGACGCTGATGTGATGATAGCGACAAACCTAGCACAGCAATTAGCAGTGAACTACACCGCTAGTAAGTATGCACCCTTTTTCACAATCATTGAAGGCTATGCTTTTGATGGCGACAAAGTAGCGCTTACTGATCTAAGTACGGCAAGTTTTAACCGTGTGATGATTGCCCTGGGCGATACGGAGAAACGCACAGGAACGAGCGCGTCCAAAGGTGCTGCGGTTGGAATTATCGCGGGTCGCTTTGCTAAAATTTCTGTTCATGTAAACATAGGTAAAGTGAGAGACGGTGCGCTGTCTAACTTAGTTGCTTATGTAAAAGACACACCAGCTGAGCAGTATGATGTGGAAGCATTGCACGACAAAGGCTTTGTGACTTTTAGACAACATACAGGAAAGTCGGGCTACTTCTTTACAGATGATCCCCTTGCTTGTGAGGTTGCTGATGATTACCATTATGCGGCACGCCGTAGAGTAATTGATAAAGCGTATCGCTTAGCTTATACTGCTTGTTTAGACTTCCTTTTGGATGACAACACAGTAAACAATGACGGTACATTGTCGCCTATTTATGCGGGAATCGTTGAAAATGAAGTCGAGAGCTTGATTTTTAAACAAATGACTGCTAACGGTGAGCTGTCGTTTGACCCAAGCGATGCCAAAGACAGAGGTGTGATTTGTAAGATGGATTTGACTAACAATGTCACTTCGACTTCGACACTGAAGTTTGCAAAATTGCAAGTAAAAACTAAAGGTACCAATAGATGGATAGATGTTCCTCTTGGATTTGTGCCGGTAACTTCTAATTAATTAAGATATGGCTTTTAATAGTAGAGAATATGAATGGGCTGACCTTACATTGATTTTAGGAGGTCGTGACGTAACAGGAATTAGAGCGATTAAATACGCTGAAAAAATAGAGCGTGAGGCAGTTTATGCCAAAGGGCGTGATGCACACTCAATACAATCTGGAAACTCAGCCGTAACCGGTGAGGTGACTATGTTGCAGTCAGAATATGAGGCTCTGGTAACTTCTGGAAAAGGCAGTATTATGTCACTTTCATTAGATGCTCTGGTAGCTTTTGGGAATCCTTTAAACCTTGATGCTATTGTAAAAGATAGAATTGTAGGCTTGAGATTTACAGAGACTTCTAAGGAGCTGAAGCAAGGAGACAAGTTTATGGAGATCACACTTCCATTTGTCGCGCTGCGTGTTCAGAATCAAGTGTAAGAAATTAAGAGAATTAATATGTAAAAGTCCCTTCCTATTAGGGAGGGACTTTTTTTTTAGAACAAAAACAACAACAAAGAAATGAAACCAACAGCAACAACACCAAAAAGCGGTCAAGCGACACCAGAACAAATAGAAGCTTGGAAAGCACAACACGGCGAAATCTTCGCCATTGTCGTAGAGGATAAAATAGGCTACTTGCGCAAAGTAGATCGCAAGACATTGAGCTTTGCTTCGACCATTGGAACAAAAGACCCAATGAAATTCAATGAAGTAATCCTGACTAATTGTTGGTTAGGTGGTGACGAGGAATTGAAAACCAATGACGACTACTTCCTTGCAGTAAGCGGTACGCTATCGCAGTTAATTGTAGTAAAGGAAGCCGAGCTCGTAAAGTTGTAGCCGCAGCGCAAGTTGAAAAAGACGATTGGATTAGAATCACCAACGCACAACTTCGCTATTATTTCCACATCCAAGACCCAGACGGTTTAAGTGATACGGAATGGGCGGCACGATTTCAAGACTTACAATGGATTAGACAATCTGAAAATACAACACCCTAAGCAATGAACAACGTTTTCAACTACATATTCAAAATCACATCTGATGCGCAAAAGGTAACTGCGGGCATGGATAAGCTGAACGCCTCTGTTGATAAAATAGAGCACAGCACGGTGAATATGGACAAAACCTTTGGTAAAGCTTTTGGGAATATGCAACGTGATATTGCCACTATAAAACTGACTTCGATATTAGATCAGGTGGATCGTGTGGCCACAGGATTAAACACCCTGAACAAGCCCGGACTTGATTTAAGTACAAATATGTATGACCTGCAAGCCATCACGGGAGTTGCGGGTGAAAAGTTAAAAGAGATAGAAGGCTATGCGAGGGAAAGTGCTAAGACCTTTGGTGGTTCTGCTGCTGATGGAGTTGAAGCTTATAAATTGATCCTTTCGCAATTAAGCCCAGAAATAGGTAAAGTGCCCGTTGCCTTACAAGCGATGGGTAAAAACGTGGCAATCACTTCTAAGTTAATGGGTGGAGATACTGCCGCCGCTACTGAAGTGTTGACCACGGCCATGAATCAATACCAAGTTTCTACTGCTGACCCGATACAAGCGAGTAAGGAAATGGCCGACATGATGAATATCATGGCTGCCGCTGCTCAAGAAGGATCTGCGGAATTGCCACAAATAAAAGCCGCCCTGGAACAGTCAGGAATGGCAGCCAAAGTGGCTAATGTTTCTTTTGCCGAAACTAATGCGGCACTTCAAGTATTAGACAAAGCAGGTAAAAAAGGTTCTGAAGGTGGTGTGGCATTACGTAATATGATGGCTACCCTATCACAAGGGCGATTTTTACCAAAAGACGTACAGCAAGAGTTAGGAGCTGCGGGAGTTGACATTGACAGATTAGGCGATAAAACACTCTCACTAGCTGACAGAATGAAGCCGTTGCGCTCTATCATGCACGACAGCGCACTGGTAACAAAGCTATTTGGTAAAGAAAACAGTAATGCTGCTGTGGCGATGCTTAGCGGTATTGACGAACAGGAGCGATTGACTGCTGCCATTACCGGAACCAATACCGCTTATGAACAGGCGGCAATTGTTATGGAGGCACCAGCCGAGAAAAACAAAAGACTACAGGCTCAAATAGATGATTTTAAAATCTCCTTGTTTAATGGTACCAATGGATTAATTGGGTACGCATCGGTTTTAGGTGATACGGCGCGCGATTTTGGGAACTTGATTCCTATTATGGGCGGTGCTGGGAAAGTGTTTTCGACACTTACCTCTGCAACAAAACTGCAAGCGTTATGGACGGGTGTAGTCTCTACTGCTACGGCGGGATGGACGGTAGTTCAAGCGGCATTTAATGCGGTTATGGCTGTCAATCCTGTGGTGCTTATCGTTATAGGTGTGATGGCTTTAATTGCCGCAATTGCGTGGGTAGTCACGAGCACTGAGGGCTGGGGTAATGCGTGGAAACACACTGTAAACGGCGCGAAACTATTGTTTCAGGCGTATGTAGAAAGTGTGAAGTTTTACTTTGGCACGATGGTCAACGGCATTATGATAGGTATTAATATCATCAAAAAAGGCTGGTTTGAGTTTAAGGAATCAATGGGATTAGGAGACAGTTCTGCTAATCAAACGATGATTTCTCAAATCAATGCCGATACTGAAGCGCGAAAAAGAGCTGTGATTGATGGAGCTACAAAGATTGCCAAGTTAGGGCTTGCCGCCAAAAGTGAATTTGTCCTAGCGGGACAGTCGGTTAAATGGAAAAAAGCAGCCGAGAAAACAACCGAAGGTATTTCTCCTGCTACTGTTCCCGGAATGGTAGAAAGTGGTGGTGCTGGAGGTGGTGGTGTCGCTGGAACTGCGGGCGGTAAAGCAGGAAAAACAAAAGCTAATGAAGCCGTTGCCACAGGCGGAACAAAAAACACTGTCATTAATATAGATCTAAAAAGTTTAATAGGACAGCTGACGATACAAGGAAAAGATTTTAAAGATAGTTCTCAACAAATGGCAGAGCAAAGTCAGGACGCATTATTGCGACTGCTTGCAATGGCCACAACAGCAGGAAGCTAATGGATAACAATGATATATTATTTGCTTCGCTCGTAGGCTCTAAAATTGTAGAGATGGTCCCGCGCTTGACAACCGTTCAAAACGAGTTGATGAAACACGTATTGCCGCCGTTACCGTTTTTGCCTTTTCGCAATAGCGAGGCTGTGGTAGATGTAGCGGCAGAGGATTATTCAAATCTATGGCAGGCGGACACGCAGGTAAGCAAGGAGAAGCAGTTTTTCCCGTTGTCGATGTCTATAGACTACGGCAAGACTTATTTTAGGCTGCCTTATGAGCCCTTAATTAGCATAGCAGGTAAAAATGTGATTGCAAAAAGACGCGTAGCAAAATGGACGGAAGATAAAAAAGACCAGTTAACCGGAACGATTAAGGAGAGGTGGTCGCAAGATGATTATGAGATTACCATTACTGGGGTTTTAATGGGGCGTATTGAAAAAGGAAGTTATGCAGATTGTTACCCTAAAGACGATTTTGAGAAATTGAAAAAGGTGTTGACGAACTCTAAGGAGATTTTAGTGCATTGTCCACCGCTGGAGTTGTTAGGGATTCATAAGATTGTCGTTGATGATTTTAGTTTTCCGTTTACCAAAGGCGAAAATGTACAGGCATACGAGATTAAAGCCTGCTCTGATTATAGTTACAACCTCTTAATGGAAATCTAATGTTTACAATGGACTGGAATATCGTATTTGACAAAGAAGGCAAGAAATACAAGCTTGGTCTTCTCGCTGAATGCGAAATTGTGTGCTCAGTAGACAACCTTGCAGATGCGGCTACGATTGTATTGCCAGAAGCGGTAATGAATCAGGTGTTGAATCTTGAGGATAAAATCACTAGAGGCTGCGGGGTTTTAATTCAGCTGGGTTATGACGGCAATCTTGTTACAGAGTTTGAGGGATTTGTCCAGGACATCACCACAAATGACAGTACGCTGAAAATTGTATGTGAAGATGCTTTGTTTCTCTTTCGCGTAGGCGTTCCAGATGTAGAGCTCAAACCAAGTTCATTGAAAAGTATTGCTCAGTATTTAATTGATAAAATAGATCCTACTTTCTCGCTGTCGTGTGATTACGACATAAGCTATGAAAAGTTTGTCATCCATCAAGCCACGGGTTTTGATGTCTTGAAAAAGCTACAGGAAGAAACTAAGGCTAATATTTATTTTGACACTACAAATAAGGTGTTGCACATACACCCGCCTTATTTAGAGAAAGCGGGAACCGTGCGCTACTCGATGCAACAAAACATTGAGAAAAGCACCCTAGAATATAAAAAAGCCATTGATAAGAAGGTGGAGGTTACAGTTGAAAGTACTGACAGCAAAGGCGTAGTGAGTAGTATTACTACCGGAACAACGGGCGGTGAAAAGATTACTCTAAAAGTGGGCCCCATGACTGCGGCTGATATGAAGAAGGTAGCAGATGCTTCTTTAAGAAAAAACAGTTTTGACGGTTACAGCGGTTCGTTTGACGGCTGGTTAGTTCCTTTTGTGAAGCCTACTTATTCGGCAATAATTGAAGATCAAGACTACCCATATAAGGATGGGACCTATTATATAGTAGGTGTAAAAACCAACTTTAGCGAAAGCGGAGGCATAAGAACTATTACACCAGGAATAAAACTATGAGCGATAAAATAGCCGAAATAAAAAAGAAGCTTCAGGAAGTTGTCAATGCAAATCCGAACTACCCTATTGTGGGAACGGTTACGGCGGTCAATGGCGATAGCTGTTCGATAAAGTTAGTTAGCGGTTTAGAACTGTCAGAGGTAAAGCTAAATGCAACGATTACTGATAGCGTTGATTATTTGTTGCTTGAGCCGGTCATTGGTTCTGCGGTTCTGGTCTTGAGTGGCGATGGAACCCTTTCTAATTTATATGTTTTAAAAGTCGATCAGGTGGCAAAGTTTCGCTTTTCGCAAAACGGATTAAAAGTCGCTTTTGACAGCGTGGACAAGAAAGTGAGTATCGAAAATGAGAGCGTGAGCTTGAAGGATTTGTTTACTGATTTGGCTAACATATTGACCAATTTAAAAGTAGGTGTGCTTGCGCCAAATGCTCCAAGTGGAACTATCACACCCGATGTAGTGGCAATGGTAACTCAGTTTTCGACAAAGATTAATAGCCTTTTAAAATAGGTTTAAACAGCAATTAAATGAAATCAACAGGCATTCAATATAATGACAACAACGACAACGGCGAAGTCCTAGACTTAAAGGTTCTGGTTGTGCTTGATGCTTCAGGCAAGATTGCAAAGGGATTAGTGGTAGGTGACACGCTGGAACAAAACAAGGCTTCGATTCTAATTGCCCAGCAAGGCGAGTTTAAGTTTAGTCCTGATCTGGGTGTAGGTCTTGGAGACCTCGCTCTTAGTTCTGACTACTTAGAGTATCGCCACAAGATAAGAGAGCATTTTACAAAAGATGGTTTAGTAGTCGAGACTTTGGATTTATTCGAAAACAAACCTTTAAAAATAGTCGCTAATTATGAGTAAGGGAATTATATACCAGGGTCAAAGCATCTTTGACAAAGCGATTGAAAGCACTGGAGATGTAGAACAGGCTTTTGCCTTCACGCTCTTAAACGGTCTTTCGATTACTGACACACTAGCAATAGGTGAAGCGGTTTTGTTTCCTGAGGTACAACGCAAGTCGATTGTGGCTTTGTTTGGGGTTAAAAATAGACCCGCATCGGAGTTTTTAGTGGACGCATACGATTTTAACGAGCCTTTAGGAATAGGCACAATGGCAATAGGCACAACATTTATAGTAGGATAGTATTAATTAAATATTGGAACGAGATTGCTTCGTTCCTCGCAATGACATGGCAAGAAATAGAACAGACATAAAATTAGAAATGACAACGGCCTTTATGGCTAATGAAACATTGGCGACTGCTTACGGCTTCCCGCTAGGGACATTGTTTGCTGATGCTTTTTCGAAAGTGAGTTTTGAGAACTTGGTCTTTGACATCCTTTCTTTTTCGATGTATTTATTAGAGCAAATTTTCGACACCCATAAAAAGGAAGTCGATGACATTATTGAGCAAAAAATGGCACACCGTCCATCTTGGTACCGCTTTAAAGCGAAAGCGTTTCAATACGGCTTTGACTTGATTGCTGATACGGATAAGTACGACAATACAGGCTTTACCGCTGACCAGATAGAGGATTCTAAAATTATAAAATACAGTGCCGTTACTCAAAATGCGGGACAGCTGTTGATAAAAATAGCCTCGGAGACTGCGGGAGTTTTGGCACCTATAAGCGCGCCACAAAAAGCATCCTTTGACGCTTACATTCAAGAAATCGCCGACTGTGGTGTGAAGTACATAGTTGTGAATCACTTGCCAGATATCTTGATTTTAGACCTGCAAATATTTAGAGATGCTTTGGTTCTGGATGAAAGCGGTATGAGCATCATCAACGGAAATTACCCTGTAGAAGATGCGATTTTAGAATACATGAAAGAATTGCCGTTTAATGGTGAGCTAGTTCTGGCGCATCTCGTAGATAAGTTGCAACGCGTGGACGGGGTGAAAATCCCGCATATTATTAATGCACAATCTCAAATAATTGACATAAATACGAATACCTATTTACCGGCGCAACCCATCACGGTGAAGACGGTTCCAGAGAGTGGGTATTTTGTAGTTCCAAATTTTGATAACGTAACGTATGTGGTATAAAATAGATTTTGACAGGCTCATTCTTTTGCTGCTGCCCACGTTCCTGCGTAAGCCGGTATTGTTTGGCTACATCAAGGCGATGATTGCTCCGGTTGTGTCGTTGCATTATAGGTGGGAACAAATGCGAGCTGCTAATTTATTGAAGCTTTCGTACAATGGCCAAAGGTGTTATTTGAGAGGGGTTTTGAATGATAGATACGATCCTGATTTAAGGCGGATTTATATTGATGAAGTGCCGGAACTAAGCGGCGACTATATATTTACTCCCGCCGAAAATTTAGACTATTACCTGGACACAATGTGGCTGGATTTAGATTATAGCGAAGCGGGTGAGCTGGTAGACTTTGTAGTCTATGTCCCAAGTGGAATTTTGAGTACAAAAACAAACGAAATAATTGTTACCCTAGATTTTTACAAACTAGCAGGAAAAATTTACAAAATAATAGCGATATGAACAAAACAGATTTTAGCATTATAAACGGGTTTCCGCTTAACCAAGCGTCTCTGGATAGGTTACAAACTGCCTTTTCATTGTTTAACGCCTTTGGTTCTATTGTGGGCGATAAGTCCATTATATCAGGCTGTACAGTTAACGGCTCCAGTGTTACTAACGGTACTGTATTTATAGCGGGTGAGCTCTTTGAGTTTCGCGGTGGGCTTACTCAGACTAAGGTAATCGTCAAAGAGGATGTTACTAATTTGATTTATAAAAACGGAAACCACTACCCAGCAGTTAAGACACGATATGTAACTTTTGGTGCTGGCGTGGGTGCGATGGATTGGGCTGACTTTAAGCGCGGTTTTGAGACTAAGGGCATTGCCGCTTTAGTTACTAGAATCGCTGCGCTAGAAGCACGCCCAATTGTGGGTAATATTCCTGTTGGTTTAATTGCCTTGTGGGATAGACCCGCTAATGAAATACCTGCGGGATGGCAAGAACATTTACCAATGACAGGGAAGATGGCTGTTGGTTTTGACGGTACAGACGCTAGTTTTGATGTAGTAGGTAAAACGGGCGGCGCAAAAAGCAAGACGCTTACCATTGATGAAATGCCGGAACACGGTCACGCTTACAGCCGTTATAAACTAGATCAAGAAGTTTCTACCAGCGGTGACGGCGTGAGAGCATTGAATAAAAACAATATACTAGAGCCTTTTCAGACCGACCTTAAAGGCAGCGGTCAAGAGTTTTCAATTATGAACCCGTACCGCGTGGTACATTACATTAAATACGTAGGATAATGGCAGATAAAAACACAGTTAAAAATTGGTTTAAAACGGGTTTAAAACCAACACAGGCACAGTTCTGGTCATTCTTTGACTCGATTCTATGGAAAGGGGAGAAACTTCCAGCCTCAGATATTGAGGGCATTGATGGTATATTAGAAGGCAAAGCAGATGCGGGAGCTTTTACCTCGCATTTAACGGATGCGCAGGCTCACGCTGCGGAGTTTGGGGCTAAAGAAGATAAAAATAAAAAAGGCGTAGCGGGTGGTTATGCACCGCTTGATGAGTTTACAAAAATAGCAGCTCAGTATTTATCAATTGTGAATGATCTTGCTACAGGCGGGATTAATGCGGTGTTGAGTGCTGAGATGGGTCTTGAGCTACAGCGTCAGGTAAATGCTATTAATACCTTGTTGACCTCTGATGATGTTAACCTTGATACCGTGCAAGAAATTGTTGACGCTATTAAGCAAGTGGAGACTTCGCTGGAGACGATACTTGTGAATGATTTGACTACGGGTGGCGTTACGAAGGCGTTGACTGCTGAAATGGGGAAAACGTTGAACACCTTGAAAGCTAATGATGCTGATGTGTTGCATAAGACGGGTAATGAGGTTAAGACGGGCACATTGGCTATTGGAAGAACTACCCCTTATACGGGCGTCGAGATTAATCAGACTAGTATAATTCACAGGCACGAGTCTAGCGGTAATATATCGTTTAGGTTGAATGACTTAGCGCCTTCACAAGGTGCGTTTAGTTTAGGCACGAATACGGTTAATATTTCTATGCGTGAGGATGGACCTCGTTATATATCCGTTACCGACCCGATAGAAAGTCCTAATGGAGTTAGTAGTAATCATTTAGTTACGAAGGGTCAGTTAGACGCAGCAACTCCTACGCTTACACAGGTTTTGCAAAAAGGTTCGGTTTCAGCGGAAACAATTACATTAAATCCTGTTGGAAAAGTCGCTCTGATTATATCAGGACAGAGTAACGCCAGTCTTTTATTAGCAGTTAGCACTGGTTCTGGTTCCGGAGGATATATGCAATTAAGAAGCGGGCTGGGGGGGACTGCTACTATTGCCATAGACTCCTCTCAAACAGAAAATGTCAGCTTCGTTTTTCCTAGAGCAGGAAGTGGGATGCAGAGAACGTTACTCTTGACGGTTAATGGCCAATATGCAGACGCAAATGGTAATATAGTCTTAGAAGGTGCTAAGGCGATAGATGTTGCGGCGGTGGCTTCGGCGGTTAATGAGGGGACTATTCGATACAGAAAAAGCGGCAACAACTCTTATGCTGAGATGTGTATGCAGTCTGGGGCTGCAACGTATGCGTGGGTGGCGATAATTCAAAATAACTGGTAAAAACTAAAAAAGATGGCAACTAAAATAACAGCAGACACAATTGCGGATACGGCGGGGAATGTATTAGCTAATAAATTAGAAAAAACCGCGCCTGCGGGAGCGATTACAAATGACGACATTAAAAACTGGAACAACGCTTATAAGGTGTATGGCGTAGA